CTGCCAGGCTTGAGGAAAGCAAGGCACATGGCACATGACGAACTATTGCAAGTTCTATGTGCATCTCTGTAGTTATCTACTTGGTTGAAGTATGGGACAGCGAGTACTTCTGGAGTTGGTGGTTTTGTTCTGAAAATACCAATCCAATCAGTTTCTGCATCGTCTAGGAATTTTTCTGGAAGTTTGTCTTCCAACCACTGAACAGCAGCTACGTGATTTGCGTTCTTCTCATCATAAAACTTAAAAAAGTTATGAAGATCTAGGGTCATAGTACTATTTTTTGCGACACCTTGCTATTTAGGATTTTGTATATCAATTGATCTTGAATATCTCCATTTTCGTCCAAGCGCCATCAGCAGTTCCTGTAACAACATGACTGGTAGGATTTGCTGTATAAACAGTAAAATCAATATAATCCGTTGTCCCATTCATTGTAACAATTCCACATGCGTTTTGAGTATAAGCAAAAGTACGTATTCCAACCTGACTCAATGCAAATGTAACTCCGTTTTTTCTGATTTGAATATTTGATTGATCGGTTGAAATCGTTCCAGCATTCCAATTCAGCATCACATCAACATGATATGTTCCTGCAACTGTTGGGGTGGTGCGAGTTGTGATTCCACTATACCAACTATTTGGGTCACTAACTGCAGAAAATCCAATTAAAGCATCAGCACCACTAGTTACAGTTTGGTTTGTAAGTCTTGCGAGTTTTACATAATAATTTCCAGCAGCATTTAAGTTTCCAGTGATTGTTGCAACACCAGAAACATTCAGTTGAGTTGCAACAAGTGTTCCCGAAACAGTTACACCAATACCAGAGGTTTCAAATGTTTTTACATTATCATAATAAAGTGCTACTGAACTATTTTCAGTGAAGGTTGCAAAAGTTTCTGATGAACTAGCGTTTTGAATTAAATGTGAAGTTGCTCTATAATAAGTACTAGATGCATCAATGAAAAGATTTCCTGTTCCAAGATCTTGAATAAAACTATTGGAACCATTATGGAAAATTCTTAAATCATTACCATCACCCAAATATAAACTATCGTTATCACCAAAGAAAGCAGAAGATCCAAAACCTACAACATTATTAAATGTTGTTATTCCAAGTGTAGAAACCCCAGTAACACGTATATTATTTTCAAACGTTGCATCTGTTCCAGCTAAACCAATTACTTTATTTCCACCTGCACTATTAAGTTGACTTGCACCAATAGTTCCTTGGAATGCAACGTTACCAGTTGTGTCATAAACAAAGAAAGAGTTAGTTCCGTTTGCAGATTGATAATATCCAGTAGTTGGTCGGAAAGAAGATGCTGTTACAATTCCAGAAGAGGCAAGTTGAGTAACTGTTGTAATACCAAGAGTTGAAACCCCAGAAACACTTAATTGTCTAGTAAATAGAGTTTCTCCAGTTACTGTAGTTATTCCTGCAAATGTTGAAACCCCAGAAACACTTAATTGTCTAGTAAATAAACTTACTCCAGTAACTGTGGTGATTCCTGCAAATGTAGATAGTCCTGAGATATTTAAACTTGTAAAATCGTTAGGAGCTGCTGAAACAGCAGACTCTATAGTAGCGGTAGTAGTTGCATCCAATGATGCGATATTCTGTAGTTGCCTTCCAGAACTGATGACCTGTGTTGCACCAATATTAACTGATCCAACTGTAGCTATTCCAGTATAATTTAAATTAGTTCCAGAAATATTAGTAACAACCCCAGTTACAATATTACCTGTAGTAAAGTTGCCGGTAGTATAAGTTGCGTTAGTACCAGAGATTGTGGTAACAACACCTGTTACAATATTACCTGTAGTAAAGTTACCTGTAGTATAAGTTGCGTTAGTACCGCCTACGGTTGTGATTGTACTAACACCAGAAACATTAAGTTGTTTTGAGAATAAAGTAACTCCAGTAACTGTAGTAATGCCAGCAAAAGTTGAAACACCAGAAACATTCAGTTGTTGTGATGTTAAGTTAGTGGTTGTGGTTACTCCTAATGTAGAAACACCAGAAACATTAAGTTGTTTTGAGAATAAAGTAACTCCAGTAACTGTAGTGATTCCGGCTAATGTAGAAGCACCAGAAACATTCAGTTGAGTAAAAGAAGCAATACCTAAAGTAGTGCCATCACCGATAGAACTATAAATTTCCGTAAAATTTGAATTTATTTTTCCAGCACCAGCTAATAGAGAATCGCCAGTACCATCATTTGGAGTTGTTCCCGTATTAATTACCAGCTTTGACATTTTTTTAGATACTATTTCCTAATAAGTATTTAGGATCTCCCGCCCCATTGAATATCTGGATATGCATCTGAAACATTTTGTTTGGAGATATTATACTTGGTTTGTAATTTTTTATCTTTAACAAGCATAAGAATCTCGGCTTCAAGAGGATGTAGACCTTCAAGAATACTAATAAACATTGTCTCTCTCTTCATACTTGAGAGACGATCATTACCACCTTTTACAAAATTATAAAAATAGGTGTATTCTTTACGAATAGATGTTCTACCTTGATCCTGAGATCCAATAGAATTAGATCCAAGTTCATCCATCATTTGAACAGACCGTTCAATGTTATCACTGAGATTTCCAGAACGAACATTCTGTTGACCCACACTTGCATAAGGGACTAGTCCTTCTGGAAGCATGGATACAATAGTCTCATCAAAGTTCCAGATTAAAATTGTTTTTAATGAAGGATCGGAATACTTTTGAAGAATTTCTGACTTTTTTGCATTTGATTTTTGTTTTGCAGCAAGTGCAAGAACTTCAAAAGAAAAAGGATTGGAGGGTAGATCTTCCGAAACTACCCTCGGAATTTTAGTTTGAGTAGCCATAAGACTTATTTCAATTCAGTTGTTATTTTTATTTAGATCAGAGTTTGAATCCAGCAAATGAATCCTTCTTCATATCTTGTTTAATGCCACCAACAACATAAGATTCTACCTCTGTTTCTTGTGGGGCAACTTGAAGACCTTTAGAACTAATCCAATGCTCAGTCCAAGGAAGTGGATTGTTCTTTGCAGGAACATCATAAAGTGGTTTAAGACCAATAGCCTTCATACGACGATTGGCAATCCACTCAACATAGTTGTTGAGAAGTTTGTCATTCAAACCAATCATAGAACCATCTTTAAACAAATACTTGGCCCAGGATTTTTCCTCGTTGACGCAATTTTCAAATGCAGATGTTACCCACCCCTCTTCTTCCTTAGCAATCTGTTGCATCTCTGGATCATCTCCTTCGCGCCACTTATTGAGGATGTTTTGAGTAATGACAAGGTGCTGATTTTCGTCTCTTGCGATGAGAGAGATAATTTTAGCGGATCCCTCCATAAGTTTAAGTTCTCCGAACGCAAAGCTGCAAGCGAACGAGACATAAAACCTGATACCTTCAAGAATGTTGACATTTGCAATGGCCCTGTAAAGTTTCCTCTTAAGTTCAATACGATCTTCTCTAGCGTATCCAGCTCCCTCTTGTGCAAACTTCCATGCAGTAGAAGTTCCATATTCTTGTGCAGAATTAATAAAATCATCATAAGCACCAGTTACAGTCGTTGCACGACCCATAATTTTTTCATCATCCAGAATCGTATCAAATACTTCTGCAGGATCCGAATAAACATTCTTAATAATGTATGTATAAGAACGAGAGTGAATCATTTCCATGAATCCCCACACTTCCATGCAAGCCTCAAGTTCTGGGAGAGAACAATAAGGAATAAATGCCATACCTGGACCACGACCTTGAACGGAATCCAACATGATCTGATACTTCAAGTTAGAAGTAAAGATATGTTTTTGTTCTGGACGGAGAGATTGATAATCACCACGATCTTTCTGGAGAGACACCTCTTCGGGTCTCCAGAAATAGCCCAACTGTTGTTGGGTTAGTTTATCGAATACTGGATACTTGTAGTGATCATAACGTTGCAAACCTAGTGGTTGTCCAAAAAACATTGGTTGTTTGCGGGTATCAACATCGGTGCTGGTGTTGAATACTGTCATTCCTTGTACCATTTGTAACTCCTGTTCTTTACTAGATTTTGCAACTTTCACAATCTTCCTCACTAGAATTCATCATTTCTTCAAGTAGTTTTTCTAACTGTTGTTTAGTGGTGTCCTCTTTGATTTCATCAGTCTTATGATCATAAGTGTTCTGATAGTAACTCGTCTTCCAACCAAATTTATAGGTTCTGAGAAGATCTTGAGCCATCACTGAGACGGGGACTTCGTTGTCTGGATAGTTTTCTGGGTTGTAGGACCAGTTTCCACTGATGGCTTGGTCAAAAAACTTTTGCATGACGGCAACGACGTTAATATAACCAGTGTTATCAGACATGTCCCATAAAAGAGTATAATTGTTTTTGAGTGATCCATATTGAGGTACAATTTGTTTGAGTGGTCCTTTCTTAGATTTCTTAACGGACAAGTATCCTCTAGGTGGTTCGATTCCATTGGTTGCGTTTGACACAACGGAACTGCTCTCCGATGGCATCTGTGCGGACAGTGTTGAGTGTCTGAGACCGTGTTCCA